AGTTATTGATGAAATTTTTGTAACATGATCTATCTCTACGGCAGTTCCGGAAGCGGCTTGCTTAGGCAAAGGAGGATAAATATAAGCACCATTATTAGTACCGCTTCCCTCACTAGTAACTTGGGTAATGACAGCTATGTGATCTTGATTATCTGCTCCAGCACCCGCTATTCTTACTAAGTAAATAACTGAGTCATATATCGAAACAATAGCACCTGGAGAGCCCACCTTGGCCGTCATAGCAGGAGAAAAAACATTATTACCTGCTATAATTAAAGCGTCATTTTCTTTGGCAATAGCTGCTAGAGTTCCATTATTACCGGCTCCTTTAATTTGTAAATATCGTGCGTTTTCCGTAATATCACTTGTAGAAATGTTTGTAAAAATACCTGTTCCTTGCGGATCAACTAAATTAGATATAGTAGTATTTGAAGCAACTGTAGTACAGCTGCCTTGAACTGGAAGTAGCTTTTTAGACTCAGAACCACCATCTACAATGGAGGTTCCATTAAAGTAAACTCCGGATAAGCCACCTACTACACCTTCAATTTCTCCAGCGCATAATAGATCGTAGACTATGGCTCTTTGCTTTTCATACTGTCCGCCCCTTGAGGCGTTGCCTAAGTTATTCGCAGCATTAACAGCGTTATCTATTGTATCTTGGTTAAACATTTATATCTCCGTTTATTTTAGCTGAAAGAAAGAGCCTTCGCTTCCTGCGTTTACAGATCCTCCACCAATTCCACTTCCACTACCCGTGGACCCCATTCCTCTAAACGATACACCTACAGGTGCTCCTCCAATTCTTAATTCGCCATAACATACGGGTATTGGCATACCCTGTTGTACTGTATTTACTGGACCATTAAATAAATATCCTTCGTTTTGTTTTTTATCTGTCTCTGGACCCGGAGCTAAAAGTTGGCTTATGCCCCCTATTGCCAGATTTACTGCCAGACTCATCGCAAAAGTACCTGCCATGGTCAGGCCGCCAGTGCCGCCTGCAGCAAAGGTGCCAAATATTGCAGGGTTCATCACAACTAGAGCTACAATAAGTATTGCTGCTAATATTTTTCCAGCTGCTTTGGCCCCTACAGGAACTTCTGTTATAATAATATCTTCATCGTTTAGACTTAGAAAAAGCTCTTCTTCGCTCTCTAAAAACTCTTCTCCTCGTCGAATTTCATAACCTACTCCAGCTTCGGCTGCCGCTACTAAATGCTGACGAAATCCAGGTGTTTGACATTCAATTAACTTAAAAATATCACGAATATTTACACAGTCAGTTTCCCAGCTGCCTCCAAACTTTGATATGTTACCTATTAGTTTAACTTTTTGCATAACGTATAAATCTCGTTTTATGTTTAATCCACATAGGATATAAGCTTTCTCTGCAGGACAGTCTGTTTACTGCATGATGTAAAAAAATATCTTCTCCAAGATAAATTCCACAATGGTTCTCTACATTACAAAATACTTGGAACAAAATTCCATCTCCAATTTCAGGTTCCTGAACTTCTTCAAATCCAAAATTCTCAAATAAGTCTCCAAAGTAATCTAAACCCTGGTCCCACCAGTCATCTTCGAATTGTATTGTTGGTAAATTTATATTAAATTCTTGAAAATAATAATCTCGTACCAAACTATAGCAATCCGAAGTTCCAAAATTATAATCTCTTCCAAGAAGTCCATTACTTAATTTTTTAGGAATATACTCATGCTTTTCAAAATCCGGTAGTGAGTATATAATATAAGGTATTCCTAAAAAATCACTTGCTTTTTTATCCGCCTCGCTTGGCTCACAGGAAAAATCAGGGTGACTATGAACTATTGCGTATATATCTCCTGACAAACTTGCTTTTATATAATCGGATGCATCTATATGAAATTCTTCTTCCGGATTATCGGAGGTATTCTTACAGGAAATCCATTCTATTTTTCCTTTTCTATTTACTAATAAACCACACCCTTCTTTTGGGTATGCTTCCATTAGGTCTAAATAAATCTTATCTTCTCTGTACGACACCTGGAAATCCTCCGTAGGGTAAAGAAATTTGAGAGGCTCGCTTACTTAAATAGCCTCCACTTCCGTCAGGACGAGCTTGGAATCTCATTGCACAAGAGGTTAAAGTCTTACCACACACGTCTCCTCGAGTCCAGTGTAGGCCTTCTTCTACTGTGTAATGGCTTCCTCCGGTTTGGGTTGTTCTATTAACTTTCCATAAAAACCCATCTTTTACTACATAAGCATTGTATCTTTTGTCTTGATACCCTAAATATGTTGCCGAAGTAGAATAAGCAGAATAAGTCCATACTCTTCTCCAAGAAGAGGTATCGGCATCTGTAGGAGAATTAGAAGTATTATTTATACATCTCCAGTAATTAGTACCAGTAGTAGAGCTAAGTATGCCTTCTGCTGTTATCTGCATTAAGTTTGCCTGAGAAGTTGAATAATAGGTACCGGCACTAAATGAGCTTAAACTGTTTCCATTAGTAAAAGTTATGCCAGTTACAATATACTCATCTTCGGGACTCATATAAAGAGTCAATTCTACTCCTCCAATGGTAATTTTACTATCGGCTCTCCAGTTACAACCTCCTACCTTTTCTCTTTCTGGTTGATCTACATAAGCAGTTCCATTGTGTTTCTTAGAACCTCCTCCAGTATACTTCCACGGACAACTTCCGCCTACAACTATACGTCTTGGTAATTGTATACCGGCTAAGTCAAAGGGAGCAGCTAGTTCAAACTCTACTTTAGTGGCATCCTTTGCTGAGATTCTATCTATCACATACACGGATCGGGGAAATTCTACAGGAGGGTTTCCATTACCTGAGTCCCCAGATTCTCCTACTAAGTATTTTTTAAGTGTTGTTCTACGAGTAAGTCTTTTTCCTATAAGATCTTCATACCCCAGACCTCCTATAGACTGAGAGAAAGTATTATGTAGATTTGCTACTGTGAACTTAGGGCGGTTCATTGCACCATCAGATGTAATTTCAAAATCTTCTGCTTCTGCTGGCAAAGCAATATAACTTCTTGATACTCCTGTAGCGTCTCTGAACTCTATAGTAGTTAAGTCACTGTCTAATCCATCAGGATAAAAATATACAAAAGAACCCTCCACATACTCTAAGTCATATAGAGTTACTATTGCTGAGGTTATTCCTTGACTCTGTACGTCTTCTACTATAGCTGTCATGATTCATATACTCTTCTAAAAGTTGCTGTTAAATTATAATGACCTGTATTATTGTAGTTTTGACTAAATGTATCGCACACTACTTTAATAGTTTTTTCATTATCAATAGTACTGTCTAGTACACCAGTGACTTCTTCTGTAGTGGCGAAATCTGGTACGGTAAAGTTAAAGGAACTCACTCCATTTAAGCTGTTTAAAAATCCTGCGATATTATCAATATCTTGTTTCGGACGATTTTTAAAAGAAACATTATAACTTTCTTCCGTATTATTTATACCTTTTGTACTTCTCTGCTCATAACCATCGCCAAACTTTATACTACGAGTTTTTTGCTTAGCGCTGCGAGTCATTCCTCTATCAGGAAGTATATTTAAACTACCATAGGCAGATGTTGTGCTAAATCCTATTGCCATTATGCCGCTCCATAGGGGCTAAGTATTCCGCCCGGCCGTTTTTGTCTCTGGAGCTCTTCTTGTACAGCACTTGCAAGCATCTTTCCAAGATCGGCACCCTGTTTCCCATCATTTTGACTATCTGTTTGAGAGGCTCCATCATTAGACATATTCACATTAATAGATACATTATTTGTGCCACCCCCACCCCCGTTTTTCATCTCAACAGGGATTTTTCCACCGCTCGGAAGAGGCACTACAGCTTCTGTTCCATGAAGAATTGCCGGATATCCCGCATTTCTACCTTGTGCAACGCCTCCGGTAGCATAGCCTTTCATAATACCACCATGTCTGGCAAAAAGACCTCCAAATAAAGAGCCTATACCCCCTCCGCCTGCTCCACTAAAAAGACCACCAAGAAGATCTGGAAGTCCTTTAAATAAAGAACCAAGACCTTCCCCGAAACTTCCAAATACACTTCCCATTTTTTCTAGAAAACCTCCATCAGCGTTCTTATCGAATACATCCGCAAAATCACTAATAAAATTACTAAACATGCCCCCTCTTCGTACTCCTTTATCTTGATTATCTCCTACTATTACATCGTTTCCTTCTTGAACCAGCGACCTTCCGCCTTGTTTTGTCCCAAGAAGCTTGTCCCAAAAACCTAATTTTTTCTTCGGATCTCCCGTGACTGGGTCTATTGCGGGAGTGCTAGGACCTCCTGGAACTGTAGGAACAGTACCCCCACCACCAGGACTGGCAGACGAAGTATAGGTCCCGCCTGAAGCTTCAATAATTGCTTTTTTGTATAAATCTGCTCCTAATGCAGAAGCGTCCAATATAGATTTGTAATGCTTATTTGAACCATCTTCCATAGCTTCTTTTATTTTTCTTTTCATAACCTCTTCAGGGCTTTCTTTCTGAAAAAGTTTTAGCATTATCTTTTTTGTCGCTATTTCTGCTAAGTTATCCGCAACACTATTTAAAACGCCCTTTCCTATATTAAGAATACTATCCTTTAAGCTAGATTCTTTTCCTTTTATGAGATCGCCTATACCTGTTTGAAGAGAGCCTTCAAACGCCTGCATCATTCCATTTTTTATTTTTTCGATTTCACTGTTTTGAAGTCTTAAAATTTCAAGTTGAGATTCGAGAGAAATTTCTTGCTGTCTAAGATTATCTATTTCTCTACCTCTTGCTGATAGAGTGGTTAATATCTCTTGCTTACGTTTCTTTTCTTCGTCTGTTACTGCTTCTCCGATCTCCAGTAATTGATTATTTAAAGCTGCTTCTACTAGTAAGATATCTGCTGCTTTTTGTCGAACATTAATTAAGTTGGTATTAGTCCTGAATGTTTTAGCTGCATGACTAATTTCTGTTTTCATTAGACGCGTTGCACCTACTTGCATCCTAGTTTCCGCAATACTAATGGCATTAACTAATTTAGACTGTTGATGTTGAAGAGTATTCAGTCTAGTAATTAGAGCTATTTCTTGTTCCATTATCTCGTATCTTGCTTGATCGGCAGGCAATAACTTCATTTCAGACGTTTTTTTAATTCTGTCTAAAACAGATAATTCTTCCTTTAACGCCACAATTATAGCGTCCATATCATTACTGGGAAGAATATTCTGAAAAAGATTTGTGGTGGCTTTTTTATTTTCTGCAGTTAGTTTAAAATATTCATCTGTAGCCATCCCCAACTGCTCCAAGGCTATCTTTGTATCATTAATAGTATTCATGTAAGAAAGCTGCCCTTGCTCCATTGACGTTAGAGCAGCTCTATATGCTTTTGCTGGAGCAGAATTTTTTAAGTACTCATTATTAGTTTCCCTTAGAAACTTTAACTGGCCTTCTAAAGCCTTAGCTGATAGAGCTATGCTAGACTCCGCATCGTTAGTTCTTTGTATAAATTGGAAAAAAGTTTCGCCGGCAAGTTTATTGGCTGCACTTAATTGTTTCTGCTTTTCTGTTATAAGAAATATTGACTTCTCAACATTACCCCCTCTTTTTTTAAGGGATTCATAGCGGTCTTCAAGTTTCTTCAAGCCTGCCTGTAATTG